TGAACCATACCTCTACCCATCCGGCTGCACCCTACTTAGCTATTACTTGACACCCTTTGATGCCAAGGTCTTCTTGTCCTTCAACTTCTTAGTGAAGGTGATGTGCACCTCAGCTACTGTACTATCGTACAGATCATCTGTGCTTACACTCTCAGTGTAGTCACAACCTGGCTTCTCAGTTCGCCATTCACGCAGCAATCCTACATCGCTGAGGACTGTGCGGAATCCACGATACCCATCCCATGCATCGTTGATCTCATCAACCTTAGCATGCAATGCAGTAGCAACGTTCAATGCCTTGACTGCACCAGTAACACTATTGTTATAGTTGTTACCCTTGGCAACACGCTTAGCTAGATCAGGAAGTGACGACTCCATGATCAAAGCAATGATGCTAGCCGATGGGACTTCGATGCTTACCTGCTGGTTGAACTCAGCTGGTAGCTCCTTGATCTTTGGTGCACCACACTCGTTAGTCTTCTTAGCCATTTGAAACCTCCTTCTTAAATGTCTTATATCCAAACTGATTGTCATCATAGTAAGACTCTAGATTGTAGGTTTCATCCCACACTAGCTGTCCATTCTCTGATGTAAACAAGATTTCAAGGAATGCAACAAGGTTACTATACTTGTGCTTGTGCTCGATCTCATTGCCATCAATCAGGTTCTCGAGCCTGTCGAGATACACTGCACGCACCTTGTCGATGTACTTCAGATGCCGGATGGCCTGATCTACATCGTGCTTGCTATAGCCAATGATGCTGTCGAGCTGTTCAATAGCTGACGATACATACTCGATTGCCTGATCCGCATTGCGGACTGCATCTCGTGCATTGTCAGCTGCCTGGTCAGCATCCCATGATGCAGACTCAAGGTTGCTTTGAGCAGACTCTAGCGTATCTTTAAGATCGTTAATGTCAGCCATTAGCTGCCTCCTCACATTGCTTGCAGCACCACGACACATACAATGATGTGCTTGGTGATGCTGATTCCTTGAGCTTCTTGACTTCACCTACAACTTTGTCAATGTTACCATTGACATAGGTTGAGAAGTGACTGTCAGGAACCTCAGTAAATGTCACGACTTCGATCATTGCACGGTGATCATCACCGCTGCAACCCACGTCGTCTGGTTCAAATACCATATCGTTTACCATAATCACTCCTTTAGTTATTTGTATTCATGATACGTTCTAGTTCATCCATCACCTCCTTCTTATCTAGTTCTGACACTTGCCGATGGCTGGTAAGATCTGGATCCTCTGGGAATGGGGCCTCCATCTCTGACGCTAGCTCATAGCCTAGCATATATACCATTTTGCTAAGCAGATCAAAGTACTGCTCGAGTGCATCATACGTGGCATCCATTGCCTGCTCTTCAGTCGCACCCATCTCTACCATCTCTGCTTCACCTTTGGCAAACACTTCCGGGAATGCACCACGGAATCGTACTCGGTCAGCTTGGAATGACTTAAGCATATAGAATCCTGAGATCAGGATACTAAGTGCTTCATCTGCATCCCCCTTACTGAACCCAAACTGTAGGTCTACTTTGACCTTGTTATCTTGTGTGTCCATAACTCCTCCTTGCTGGCTATATTCTTCGGGGGGCAGACCAGCGCCGCCTCCACGGAGAGAGCAGGGAAGGGCCATCGACTTGCCATCGTCAGGCTGCCATCCCCGTTCTCTATTGCTATAAAATGAGGGGCTGCGCTTGGCTTCACCTACCTTGCGCAGCCCCTCATTGTTACTCGTACTTACCTCCATCACTCCAGTGTGATGGGGCATTGTCATTGTACATTGTGTACTTATAGTAATCTTCACGATCTTGCTTCACGATAGCTTCAGTTATACCGAACACTACCCTGAGGTTGACATTGCGCTTCTCGCAATACCTCAGCAAATCATTGTATGCACTGGCAAATGCCTTGCATCCGCCGCAATACCCTAGCTCTGAGTCGCACATCTCATGGCACATGCAGTCGTACGGATCGCAGCACAACTGTCGATCTGCTTGCAACTGCCTGTATGCCATGGCTTTGTCAATAGCATTGCGCATGATCTGATTGCTTGGCATATATCCTCCTAGTTCCAGATGCTAAATGCTTTATCGGCTAGGATCATGAGCGTCAAGCCCATGACCGTGCCAATAATGGATGCAATGATAGTCCATAGGAATGCTGCAAGATCCATTATCGTACCTCCTTTCCGCCCAGATACCATAGGGCAATGATGGTTGCAACTACGCCTGCCAGCGCACCTGATAGGAACTGGAACTCACCGAATGTTACGCACATAATAGTCCTCATTCAGTCTATTGATGCGACTGCGCTCAGCTGCTGCTGACGCTCGGCGCTCAATCTCATAGGATAGTAGGCGCTTGGGCGCCCACTTGATCTGTTCACCCCTGTAATAGGTGTCTATATGTAAGATACATAGCCTCTTATTACCCTTGACTGTACGTATACCATAATAAGTACATAGCCGCTTACCTTCCATTGCTTGGCAGATCATTGCTCCTCCTTCTTCTTACGCTTGATCTTCTCAAATGTTACAGGATATCCTGCCATATAATCGTTGAACTTATCAAGGTACTTCTCATACTCATATCCCGCTTCATCTCTGCATTCGATTGAGCAGAATCCATTGAGGCCTAATACGCTAGGCTGATCACACCATGGGCAGTTCACTTGTCATCTCCTTTTCAACTATGCTTGACCCTAACCTATTAGGGGGGCAGACCGAACGGTCTACCGCAAGAGAGCAGGGAGAGGGGGTAATACACTGTCTCTCGTCCATATCCCCCAGCCCCTGCCTTATCACCATATCCACATTGTTACTGTGCATGCTATCGTATCCTTCCATTGTACATAAAATGCCATCGCCAGGTTACCAAGATAGCCGCTGGGTGTAAAAGAGATGGAGGAGGATGGCCGTAGCCATCCCCCTCCAGTGCTCTACCCTGCGCGTTACTTGGTCTCGGCCTGCACCTCCACTACGCGTGGCTTGGTCCAGCGTCCGTCGCTCATCCGCTCGCTTGTGGCGAAGATGGTGACTGTCGTCCACTGTGCCGCTGCGAGTGCTGCCGCTGCATCACCGCGTGCGATGACTGGGTAGAAGTGCACCTTGCCCTCGTCGTTGACCTCTTCGATCACAACCTGAGCATAGGTTACATTCCCACCCTTGTCGTAGGTGATGTCCGCTGTGTCCAGTGCGCCAGTGCGTGGCGCTGCGCTGGGGTGATCGTGCTCGCCCTGCACGATGCCCGTGATCTTGGTTAGAGCCATTGGCTCCTCCTTCCCGCGACGCTTGACGCCGCGATCTTCGGGGGGCAGTACATCCGCCCCCTCAACAAGGCGAGCCGCGCTCTACCCCCCGTGCCACCAGCGTATACTGTGTTACGCTGCTCGCTTCGGGGGGCAGACCCGCAGACTGCCCGATTTTGGGACGGGGGTCCCGCTCGGGCTTTTCTGCGGTATGGCTCGTTTGGTGGGGTTACCCAACCTCCGGACTGGACATACCCATCTGATAAGAAACCTTAATGTTGGTAAACCCTTGACACGATTGGATATAAATAGAGGGTGATAGATATACCCTCTAATACGGTTTTACGGGTTATAAATAGAAAGTTATACCCTCTTAGAGGGTGCACCAGAAAGGCAACATGGCAAAGATTCCAGATCCAAAGGAGATCCAGGCCCAGATCGACCGCCTAGTCAACAAGACAGTTGACCAGCAGGTGGAAGGTAAGGCTGCTCCGGCTGCGCCAAAGAAGGCTGCGGCCCAGGATCCGTTTGCCGGAATCAAGAAAGAGACCCCTAGGGCAGAGGCCCCAACCCCTACACCCCCAGCTGCTGCCGCCCCCTCCGCTCCGGCAGCTGGGGGTACTTCTGCTCCCGCGGCCCCAGCCAAGCCAGCGCCGTACCAGACCTACATCGAGTACGAGTACGTAGGCGAACCAGACCCAGACTCCGCCTCCTCGATGCCGTCGGAGGAAATGAACTACACCGCTGGAGAAAGAACAGCGAGCGGCAAGCTTGCCATTGCGCCAGCCGTCAGGGGCGACAAGCGCTCCAACATTGAGAAGGTCATCGCTGGTGAGCGCACCTCGACCAGCCGACAGTACGCACCCAAGAAGGGCGTAGTCCCTGGCGCCAATCTTCTCCTTACCGTCCGCGGCAAGCCAGCTGCGGTCGTCCGCATTACCGCGGTCTACAAGATCATGGGCTCGACCAAGGATGGGTTCGCCGTCCTCCAGGATCTTGCCACTGGCACAGAGGTCAAGAAGCCGATTGAGCGCCTGGCTGCCTCAGAGGGCTACGACGCAGCCGAATACGCCAAGACAATCTACAACACCAAGATCACACCTGGCGAGGCAGTCGCCGCGGAATACGATACAGACCTCAACGCCAAGGCCCAGGCAGGCATTGATGCCGCCCAGGGCGCCCAAGCCGAAGCCCCAGTTAGCCGAGCAACAAGCATCGGTATGGCACCAGGGGATGTTCCGGTACCACCTATGGGGGAAACTATGCCCTCCGTGGCTCCTGCACCCCTCCCAGAGGCTTCTATCCCCCCGGCCCAGACCCCTGAAACGCAAGTAACGGCGCCGACCCCCGATGAATCGGCATTTGACTTCCCAGTATCTGGAGAACAAGTACTGGAGATGGCTGACCAGGAGAGACGGGCAGCTATGGAATCAGATGCCACCGTAGCTCAGGGGACAGAGCAGGGGACTTCTAAGCCTTTGGCCGCAGGTTCGAATCCTGCCGGTGGCGCCAGCAGCGCGTTCGCATCCATGACGGCAACACCAGAACAAATCAAAGCAACGGCGGCGCCCGCTGACGGTGACTTTGGTATCGAGGGTGAGACCCAGCCGTACACACTGCCAGAAACTGACGGCAGATACGTGGGCATCATCGGCACCGCAGGGCGACGAGAAGATGGGGCACGACTGACAGAGGGCGACTACCGATACCTTGTCAAGTACATTGGCGGGGCGGTCAAACCAAACGACGTCCTAATCTCCGGCGGCGCAGCGTGGGCTGACCACGTAGCCGTCCAGCTGTTCCTTGACGGCAAGGTAGGTGGCCTTGTGCTCCACCTTCCGGCAGAGCTGATCGTCGGGCCAGACGGGAAGCTGTCGTTCAGGAACGGTGGCTTTGGTACCGCAGGCAACACCGCCAACTACTACCACTCGCTATTCGACAAGGCCCTTAAGGTGGAGTCCGGATACTCGCTGAAGCAGATCCAGGAAGCCATTGACCGTGGCGCTGTCGTCACATTTGGCGATGGCACGCAGGGCAATGAGGGGATGAAAGCACGCAACAGCCTAGTTGCACGCGACGCACGCGACTTCCTGGTAGCTATGACCTTTGATCCGAACATGAAGAACCAGACCCCGAAGGACGGCGGCACAGCAGACACCTGGCGCAAGCACCGTAAGGGGCACCCAGAAGCTAAGCGTAGATTGGTAGACATCCGAGCCCAGAATCCAGACCCATCAGAAGGCGAGCGGCTACGAGCGTTTCGTTCAAAGAAGGGCCAGTATGCGCTAAGCCAAGTAGAAACAGAGCAGACTGCGGACATGCTTAACGCAATGGCCAAGGCTGAAGGGGAGAAGGGGTCTCTTCTAGACAAGGCATCTAAGAATATTAGGGACCTTGCCATGATGGAGAGCACAGCGCAGGGGTACAACCTGCAGCAGGCACTGCAAGCAATGCAGGCTGAGGAGGCAAAGGTCCTTACCAGAGCTGGTAGGATTGCATTCCTGCCTACCGATAAGCTTGTTTCAGCTGCCCTGGTGATTGCCATGCTTGATGCCCAGGCACCTGTGAGCGACGAGATCCTCACCATGATCGACGAGGGGTTCCTGCCGAACGTCGGCATGCTAAAAAGAGCGCAAGGGCGCGAAATCGACGTGCAGGCTGCCATCCGGTTCATGCGCGACCGCATCCTGACCAAGACAATCGAGCTTGGTAAGGGCGAAAATGACGTCCTCATCACTAGAATCCTAGAGAACGCTGGCGTTCCGCAGAGCGCATTCGCCAAGACTGGCGCAGATGCGCCGGCATACACGTACCCAGGAGCCGATGCGCAGGCCGCAGAAGTTAAAATCAAGCGTGTGAACAACGACCTGAAGCGCGTACTCGCCAGAATCCAGAAGAACTCTGCAGATCTTGGTCCGCTGATGAGCCACCCAGAGGTGGCGAAGCGTTTGTACCTGGTTACTAGCTTGCTTGCTGGGATTGAGCAGGACATCGACTCAGAGTTTGCTGGAGAGGCCATGCCATCCAGGCTCAGAACTGACAAGTACTCCGGTATTCCGTACCTGCGAGCACTTGAGCAGATCGACCCTATCTTCGAGTACATCCGAATGCGTGCCGACATCGACCCTGCGCAGGTTCTTCCGGAAGATCCGGGCGATAGAGACCCATACAAGATCGCCGAAGCGGTACTTGCTGCTGGTGCTCAGGCTCCACAGTCACGTGGCAAGCGCGGCAGATACGTTTACGACGAGGCACAGCTGCACGCTACCTACAAGGCCGGCACTCCGTACCGACGATACGCGTTTGACATCAACGGAGAGGTCCACCCACAGTACATGACGCTCGACGAACTCGGCTTGGTGACCGACAAGTTCGACGGGTTTGAGAATCCATACGCCGGACTTGCATCAGTCAACGAGGGGGAGCCAGGCAGGACGAACACAAGCAGAGCTACAATCGGCATGCACATCAGCACCGACTCAAGCGCACGCGTAGAGTGGGTGTCTCGCATTCCTAAGAAGGAAGTTGAGGTACTGCGGGCTATCAAGAAGCTCCTTGCCGACAAGCATCCGTCATATATCACCCCTGGCACCCCAGACGAGATCGCAATCGTACCTGGTGCGTTCACTAAGTACACCAGAGACGCATCACTTGTGGACGGTATCGCAGATGCCATCTACAACGACGTATCAAATGCCATGGGCAAGGTATACCTTGTGGACGTTACTGGCAGCAGACAGAGCCAGGTCACCATTGACGGCCTCACGTACTACATCGGCAAGGGGATGTACGCCTTCAAGGCTGGAGACGAGACGGGCCTTAAGCTTGCGCAAGAGGTATCGGCGCTTGAAGACGACGCCGGCCCAAGCTCGCGTGTTAGCAAGCCATTCAAGCTAGGAGACAGGGCCGAATACCCAGCGATTACTGGTGAACTTAAGTACTTCAGGATCGATGTTGATCCTGTTGTCCACATGACCTTCGCGCATAACGACCAGACGCTGCTCAGCCAGAGGGATGCAGCCCGATTCGGTGAGTCATTTGACCCCGATCAGCAGATTACCACCCCACTTAAGCCAGCAAGAGGCGGCAAGTTCCAGGGAATGTACCTACTCAGCTCTGAATACACTCGAGAGCCAGGGTTTACCTACAAGATGGTTGAAGAGCCGTACAACCTTGAGCTAAAGAATGAAGACGGAACCCCAATGCTCAACGCCGAAACAGGCAAGCCTGTCACAGTGCGGATGTTTAGGACTGTTGCGGTTGGAGAGCGAGTAAGCATGGCGCCAGGTGTCGAAGACTTTGCAGACTACACAGACAATAGCCCAACCAACGTCGAGTTTGACGAAGGTCTACGGTTTGTCATCGGCAACGACATTCAGCTTGGTAGAACCCTGGATGGCGTGGACCTTATCGAGGACAACTATGACGATGTTGTTGCCATGGAGATCCGCCAACAGCAGCCTGTGTTCCTCCAGGGCGCAGAGCGACGTGCAAGAGACCGCCAAGAGCGCATCGAGCAGGGCCTTGACCCAGTGGATGAGACGATGTCTGAGTCCGATAAGGCCTACAGAAACTTCACCGAAGCCGGCGAGAGAGTCGACCACTTCGGAAGAGAGTACTCGTTTGCAGACCACGGCGAGTACGACACCGATTCTCCGTTTGCTGCCTCAGTTGCCGAAACCAGAACCAAGGAGCGGATGCAGGCACTTGCCCCAGGGGCTGGCGGGGAGGCGCCAGTTGAAGCTGACGTAAAGGCTCTGCCTCAGTTCACCATGGAAGACTTCATGAGACCTGAGGGCCTCACCCCAGAGAGCCAGAGGGCTCTTGACCAGCTCGTTGCCGATTACTTCTACATCCTACGCGTACGAGCCCGCGACGTCTCCCAGATGGTGCCTAACCCGAACTTTGTTGAGCGAGAAGGCCAGATTGGGTGGCGTGCACTTAGAGGGGTCGTAAAGCTTAGGGGCGAGATGCTCAGGGATCTTGGCTATAGAAGGGCCCTTGCCCTGCACAGGTACCAGACCCGCGAGCCAGCCATCCTAAACGCTGTACTATTCGACATCTTTGCGGCAACCGGAGACAAGGTTGACGTGGCAAATGAGCTCACCAAGCAGGTCTACACGGATATCGAGGTAGAAGACAACTTTGTCTCCACCCGAAAGGGGAAGCCGTCCTTTAGGGATACGCCTATTGTCGACGATGCTGACGCCCTAGCGCGGGAGTTTGCGTTCAGCGTTGCACGGCGAATGCTCAGGGAGCGGACCCCCAATGTCTACTCAACCAGCACAGAGATGATGGCTGAAAGCGAAACTTCCTCAGAAGAACGTGCCGCTGAGGCGGAGAGATCCGGAGGGTCCGCTGAGGCTGTTACCGACTACAAGAGCGAGCTAGCTCAGATTGCTGCGCAAGCCAATATGGCCGAAGGCCAGACCACACCATACACCGGCGTGGAGATTGGCGAAAGCCTGCAGCACACTCTTGAGGATGGTAGAACTATTTCCGCGTCGTCCCCTGATGGCAAGGAGTGGGTCCAGGCGATCATGGAGCGCGAGCGCCAAGGGAAGATTCCTGAGAAGGTTCTCACCAACATGATTAACGCGCTTGAGACGGCAGAAGAGGAAGCTGCTATTAAAGCTCTGCGTAGCAGGATTAAGGGCAAGGAGGCCCCAGCACCGCAGCCTATCGAGGCTCCAGTAGCCAAGAGACCTGCCCCACGAGTCAATCGCGTACTTGATCCTATGAGTGTCGACGAGCGCAGGGCATTTGCAAACAGAGCGTGGGCACTTTACTCTGAGCACGTCGCAGCAGACGGAGACGGAGACGCGTTCGTTAAGACGATCAACCGTGCACTTTCTGCCGCTACGACGGTAAAGGGCAAGGAGAACAGGTTCAACCAGATCCTTAACTTCGTATTCGACAACAACGGCACAGTCATGGTCCCAGACGTTTACTTCACCGACGTCAATGGGAACAAGACGTACCCAGAGCCTAAGGTAAAGAACCCACAGTACAACTCAGCTGCCAGAAGAGGGAGCGCGTTTGATGCCACCTTCACCGTCGAGGAGATGGAGAAGTTTGTGACGGAAATGTCGACCATGAGAACCAGCAAGCTGGCTGGTGGGCTGAGGGAAATCATCCGATACGCCAAGGCACAGAATAAGTCCGCAGGCAAGAAGAAGCAGCTCCGGTTCTACCTGAGCACGGACCCAAAGACCGGTATGCCAAAGTTCTCCCTATCGGTATCCCCAACCTACCCAAGCCAGAAGTCCGTATCCACACCGTACGCCCCAGGTGGCGTTGATAGAGAGGGCAAGGTCAAGGCTGGTGGGGAGGCCTTTGACGATCCGTTTGCTACTATGCAGGGCGATGCCAACAGGCTTCAGTCCCTGACTGCCGACGACATCGAGGCAGTTATCCGCAGCGCTGGTGCTGACTCGGCAATCAAGGTAGTCCGCAGGGAATCTGAGATCCTTAGCCAAGCTGAGGGCGTAGCTAGCGCAGAGGACTTCGCCAGGGCTCAGCCGTACGACCTTGTGTTTACCGAAGGGTTTGACGCTGACGCCATCTCCGGAAGTCTGTTTGACGAACTTCCAGACCACGTCAAGGGGGATGACAGATCTAAGGTTATGAAGATCATCCTTGATGCCGCAGTTCGAGCTAGGTTCTTCCAGATCATGAAGACAGATCTAGACCAGCAGGGCGTCGACAGCAGCTTCATCACCGATGAAGACCTGGACCCTAGCGCGTTCAAGAAGGTAGAGACCCCTGAGGGTTCGAAGTATGCGCTGAAGCCACGCCTCGAGCAGGATGGCACGTTCGCCGGTCCATTCTCCAGACGAGGTAAGGGACCAGTGCGAACGCTTAAGCTTCAGGATATCGATGGAGACGACAGGACTTCTCGCGCACTGAAGGCTGTGCTTGAGCGAATCAAGCAGGGTGGTACGTACGCTGAGCAGCTAGACATGGACGAGGCTGCACTCCAAGCCGCTAACGTTCTCGACTTCCGCAACAAAGCTCTTGGCCTAGAGAGGGATTCTGCGCCTGTGGCCCCAGAGGTTCCTGAGATGGCATTCGGCGACATCAACAACCCGCGTCGCAGACCATTCTCCCCAGGGGCGAAGGCCGGTATCGCTGGCGGAACAATCGCTGGTACCCTTGCAGCATACCTGCAGTTTGGTGCTGATGAAGAGGCCAAGCAGATGGCACTAGCCTCACTACCAAGCCAGGTAGGATTCGAAGCCCTTGGGGCAATCCCTAAGGTCGGCGGACCTGCCGCAGCGGCTGCCGGATTGGGCTTGACATACGCCACTGGCGGAGACATGCTCCGTGCCCTTGCTGGCATTACAGGTTCCGTAGTTGGTGGTATCGCAGGTACTGGTGCCGGTCTCTTCACTGGCCCTGGTGCGTTCGTAAGCGGACTTGCAGGCAGCACGGCTGGGTACATGATTGCAGATAACCTGTATTCAGCGGTCACTGGCAAGTCGCCAGCTACCCAGGTACCAAGCAATATCGCAAGATCTAACTCGCTCATGGAGCAGAGGACGAGAACCCCAGGCGTGAGGGACGTCATGCCAGAGGCACCTATGCCTGTAGTTAATAGGGATATAGCTGAACTAGAGAGGATGGGCGGATAATGTACAACACGCAAGAGCTACAGGCATATGTCAACAGGTGCCTTCCGGTCTTTGGACTTACAAACTGGAAGGTAGAGGTATCTCGTCACCCAACTGAGGAGGACAACTGGGCGGATATCGAGGTCTCCGACAACCTGTGGAACGCCACACTGAGAGTATCTAGCGACTTCTGGACTCTTGACGCTGAGGAGAAGCGGCGCATTGTCGCCCACGAGCTGCTCCATGTCCACTATGCTGGGCCAGAACGAGCAGTAGAGTCCCTATCCGGCGTGCTTGGGACAGAGTCGTATGCTCTCCTTTCGGCCATCTTCGAGAAGGAGATCGAGCGGTCGGCAGACGCCCTATCCACCGTTGTGTCGAGGCTGCTGCCTCCAGTAGATGTGCACAGCTCTTGACAAGCCTGGATATATATAGGAAGTATTAAGGAGTCTTAATGGCAAGATTCAAGTTCGGACGGCCAATCTCGCTGCGATGGAACGGGCTCCTCATTGAGGGCCCGGCTGAAACCGTCTTCGAGATCCCTGACGAGTACTACGAGGAGTTCGAGGAGGACATCCATCCTGTAGAGCCCACCCTTGTGTGGCTAGACACGGACGAGGGTGAGACTATCCGCGACCGCCTAGACGTCCTTGAGGCTGGCGGAGGTGGAGTATCCCTCAGTAGCGATCTTCCCCTTGCCCTTGGCACAGCAGCTGCCGGCACAGGCACAGAGGCCTCACGAGATGACCACGTTCATCCGACTACCGGCCTGGCCCTTTCAGGGCACAACCATTCTGGTGTATACGACCCAGCTGGTACAGCAGCATCTGCCGTTGCGGCCCATGAAGCGGCCTCAGATCCACACCCAACCTACCTTACGGATGCCGAGGGCGACGCCCAGTATAGCCAGCTTGGGCACACGCATGCTACCGTTGATCGCGCCTTGCAGGCAGAAGCAACAGTTTACCTAGTACGCAACAATACTGGCTCAACGATTTCGAAGGGTACATTGGTATCGGCAGTTGGCGCAGAGCCAAGCGGGAGGATCGATGTAGCTCCGTTTGAAGTAACTGGCCTTCAGGACTCAGAACTGCAAGTTATGGGTCTTGCAACAGAAAACATTTCAACTGGAGTAAATGGAACCGTCATCAGCTTCGGTACGCTAACTGGAATCGACACACGCGGGACATCTGCAAGCGCCGTTGCGGTTGGCGATGAAGATTGGGATGAGGGTACAATCCTCTATGCTCACCCAACAGTACCTGGAAAACTTACGGAAGTCAGACCGCAACACGATTTGCCAGTAGCGTTCACTACTGTGCGGCACGCCAGCACTGGGCAGCTAGCGGTAAGAATCACGCCAGGAAACAACCACCTTGCCTGGTTGCACGACGTATCTGCAAACAGTCCCTCAGGCGGGGACCTTATTCAGTATAATGGCACAACTAGCATCTGGGAAAACAAAAGCATTTCCAGTGCCGGCATCGCATCATCGTCACACAATCACGCAGGAGTGTACGATCCAGCAGGAACCGCAGCATCCGCAATCTCGGCACACGAAGCAGCTGCCGACCCTCACCCTACCTACCTTACGTCTACTGAGGGCAACGCTGCATACTCGGCCGCAGGGCACGCCCACGCCGGCGTTTACGACCCATCTGGTACGGCCGCGGCGGCCATCACCGCCCACGAGGCCGCCTCAGACCCGCACCCTACCTATCTTACTTCCGCCGAGGGGAACTCGGCATATGAGCAGTTCGGTTCAGTTTCCAGCCACAACTCTGCGACGACAAGCGTTCACGGAATCACGAACACTGCTAACCTACTCACCACGTCTACATCGTTTGCTAACTTTGCCACTGGCGGGGCCTCCGCCACAACGATTGCGTCCACGACGTCAACCTCTCCTACAGACATTTCAGGAATGACTGTCACGTTTACGCCAACTTACAACGAGGATGTAATCGTTCATTCGAATCTCGTGTTTACTCAATCTGCGCAACCAACGTCCACCTGTGACATCATTAGTAGGATTATCGTCAACGGAACGATTGTCTCTCCATACGGTGGCTTCACGAGGCTTGCAGCAAACCACTCGTCTCCAACTGGATTTACGCAATCACAAACGCACGTGTTCGCAGCCACAGCTGGAACGTCCTACACTGTTAAAACAGCGGCCTACAAGACTGCCGCCACCGGCACGTTTGCCGCATCAAACATCTCGGCAATCACAATCCTTCGCGTCCGTGCCTGATGAAGCTCTTAAGCAAGTGCGCAGTTTGCGCCAGCCCATTGGTGGACGTAATCAACCGGAAGATGACCGAGGGCATGTCCGACGTAAAGATCAGCGAGTGGCTAAAGGCCGAGAACTCGTACATCAGTCGCATCACCCTAGGAAATCACAAGCGCCAGCACCTTACCGAAGAGCACATGAATGCTCGTAAGCAGGTAGCCAAGAAGGTGCAGCAGGCAGTACAGATTGAGGCTACCAACAGCGACTTGGCCAAGCTTGTAAGCGGATACGTCTTCAAGATGGTTGAAAACGGGGATCTAGTTCCGACACTGTCGGAGGGACTCCGGGCCCAGGAAATGCTGGACCGAAGAAAGGAAAAGAACGCAGATCGAGGCCTCGCAGTCGCAATGGCTGGGATTCTCGGGGGCGGATCATACACTCTGATCGCAGAGGAGGTAGACAATGAACAAGGAACTTAAGGCAGTAGTGGCGTCCTGGGGACGATCATTCCTTGCCGCAGTAGTCGCCCAGCTGATCGTGCTTGGGGACAGCGTTCTTGACCTTAACCGTGATGGCATTCGCTCACTCGCGGCAGCGGGCCTTGCAGCCGTTCTCCCAGTTATCCTTCGCTGGCTAAACCCGGACGATGTTTCGTTCGGACGTAAGGGAGAATAACTATGGTAGCAACAAAGAAGCGAAACGTTGACGGGGCCTCGAAGACCGAGTCCTCTGGGAACGTAGGGAAGGTAAAGCCAGGACAGAAGCGTTACAGTAGTGGCGCCCCGGCACGTGGCACGCAGACCCGCAAGGATATGCTCGCAGACATGCAGCGCCTTGTTAAGTACGTTAAGACCGGCAAGTTCAAGAACTACGCAGAGAAGAAGAAGGTCTGGTCACAGATCGACAACTATCGCGTAGCGCTTGGTACGCTCAAGGAAGACAAGCGCAAGTCAAAGACCAACGCTACTGGCGTGACCACATACGGCGGAGGCGCCATCAAGGTAAAGAAGGAAGCTGGCTTCTCACGCGACTCAGGTCGTGGCGGCGGACGAAAGTCCACCCAGATGGCTGACGGCGGCAAGGGCAAGACGACCACAACTCGAAAGCCAGGAAGCCCAAAGCCACGCCCAGTTTACGTACAGGTCGGCCAGTCTATGGACTACGCTCCGTTTGACAACACGGCTCCAGTGAAGTCTAGCCGCACTGCGGCTCAGGTTTCTAAGGACAAGATTGTGATGCCAGCTGAGAAGGCCAGGCAGGGAGAGTCCCGAAAGGACTACATCCTTCGCAAGCGCAAGGAAGGTCTCGCCAAGGGCGGGACAATGGGCCGATAATGACAGGGAAGAAGGCTCCAAAGAGCCAGCCAAATCCGAAGCCAGATCGCTCAAAGATTACCTACAAGGTTAAGGAGAAGAGAGCTCCTGGGATTCCAGCTAGCTCGGCTCCCTATCGCTATGTTACGGTGAAGACAGGAAGGGGTAGATAATGCCAGGAAAGAAGATGCCAGCGTTCCTCATGGATATGTATGCCAAGAAGGGCGCTAAGGGAAAGGTTAAGCCTAAGGCTAAGCCAGTAAAGGGAAAGAAGCTTCCTAAGGGAGGCAAAACCCTTCGCGGTACAAACAAGATGGGCCAGCGTGCCTAAGACCCCAGCCTGGACCCGCAAGGAAGGTAAGAACCCTGCCGGCGGGCTGAATGCTAAGGGGCGTGCTTCCTACAAGGGAGGCACGCTCAAGGCGCCAGTTAAGTCTGGCGACAATCCGCGTCGAGCGTCGTTCCTGGCCCGCATGGGTAACATGCCTGGGCCGGAGCGAGACTCCAAGGGGCGACCGACGCGTCTCCTGCTTTCCCTTCAAGCGTGGGGAGCTAGCAGCAAAGCCGACGCCAAGGCTAAGGCCAAGGCGATCAGCGCTAGAAACAAGGGGAAGAAAAGTGCCAGCTAAGAAAGGACTATACGCCAACATCCACGCCAAGAGAAAGCGCATTGCTGCTGGATCTGGAGAGAAGATGCGGAAGCCAGGGGCAAAGGGAGCACCTACTTCGAAGGCGTTTAAAGAGTCTGCTAAAACAGCTAGGCGAAAAACCGCTTGAATATTAATGCTGAGATTGCCCAAGATTTGGCCAGAGGCCGAACCGACATCGGTTTCTTTGCCTCTCGCTGGCTAGGTGTCAATCTCAATCCGGGCCAACTGGCCTGGTTAGAAGGTATGGTTGCCCGTGATGAGACAGGGTTCAGGCCTAAATACCTGACCACTGTGTGCAGCGCCGGCAACCGGGCCGGTAAGACTTTGGGGATGGCGGTTGGAGTCCTGCACTCTGCCACCTACAAGCTGGGACTTCGTCCCCCGACCGCTGGGTCCATTGAGGACGCCGAACGTTGGACTACCGAGCCTTACGAATGGTATCACATTGGTATCCAGCAGGAAACTGCCGAGTTGGTGCATAGGGAGCTATCGATGCTTCTTCAAGGAAGCCATCCAGCCCAACGCGGTAGGGGATGCCCAATCGTGAAAGAGATCGGTCCAGTCTACAACTTCGAGAAGAAGTGGCGTGGCGAGTACCTGTGGATCAAGGTTGACCCCATCTTCGGCGGGGCAAACATCCACTTCCGCACCACCCAGGACAAGGCTAAGGCACTCCTGGGTAAGGACATGAATGGTATTTCGTTCGACGAGGCGGCCTTTGAGCCACACCTTCTCATGATCTACCAAGAGGTTCTGAACCTCCGACGACTCTCGACAGGTGGACAGCTACACTTCATTGGCACACCGACTGAGGGCATCAACGACTACGCAGACCTGTGGGAGCTGGGAAACCCAATCAACCCAGACCGCGATGACCAGTTCATGAGCTTTCGCCTCTCGACCAGGGACAACGTAGGGTTCGGTCTAAACGCCGCAACGTTCGACTCAATCGTGCGCCAGCAGGCAGAGTACCTGGTACCACAGAACATCGACGGTTACTTCATCGAGTCGAGAGATGCGTACTTCAACGCAGACATGATCGACAAGTGCTTCGTGGACTTTGAGGAGGAGATTGCTCCGACCAAGGGCCGCAGGTACTCCCAGGGCGTAGACCCTGGCATTTCATCCGACGCGACGTGGGCAGTCACTATTGACTACACGGAGCGCGACATGATGGTAGGGGTTAGGTGCCGACGCAAGGTTGGCAAGCAGACAATCCCATCGGTGGTGAACATGGTGCGAGAGGGTCACCTGCTCTACAACCAGGACGGGGCTGCATGCACCAGTACCATTGACTCGACTGGCTTCGGTGGAAAGCTTTTCCGCCAGGAGTTCAGCATCATCAAGCCGCTGAGGGACTATGACTTCGGTGGCACGAGGGCCAAGAAGCTAGAGCTTCTGGCAGATCTCAAAGCCGTGATTGATCGGCAACAGCTCAAGCTCCCACGCAAGGGTGCTTGGATGGAGCTCCGGCGCCAGCTGCTGGGCTACAAGCTAGATGACAAGAAGCTGGAGACTGATGCCGTAATGGCACTGGCGCTGTCGGTGAGACATGCGACTAGAAATCCTTCGAACCCGGTGACGAAGCCTGTGTTCAGTTATTTTGGGGAGATTGCAAATGCCTAAAGACAAACTAAAGATGACCTCTGGGTCATTCGTGAACGGGAAGGAAGTTCCTTCCATGATCACGACTGACCCTAACGTCGTCACCCGGTCCAACATCGAAGGCATCAAGAAGGCCATCGATACAGCTCGCAAGGAAATCCGTGGCCAGAAGACTACAGCTGTTGCTGCCCCTGGTGCACCAATCAAGACCGAGCTTACCCCAGCCGCTACGAAGGGCCGCAAGGCGAGCGCACTCCCCAGCGCTATTGCCAACGGTCGCACGAAGCGAGCAGGGTCAGGTCGCACCATCAACGATGCCGTCATCTCCGGCGGCAAGATGCGTGTTGCCAAGATCAATCCAAAGTTCGACCGACTGCAGGCACTCACCGCCGAGCAGAAGAAGAGCATGTCCCTGGAGCGTCAGCGCCTTAACCAGATCGGCGAGGTAGCTGAGGAGAACGAAGACTTCCTCCTGGCACTTGAGGCCATGAACCGAAAGCAGCTAGTCGAGCCTGAGCAGAACCGCATGCGTGCGATCTACCGACGATACGACCACTACTTCCATCCTAACACATTCACTCTTGGTGGCGCAGACCACTGGGCTGAGGACCCAAGCGCACGGCTCTCTGGACGCTCGCACGTGTCAGTCAACCTGCATGCCTCCTACGTCCAAATCCCAGCATCACTGCAGGCAGTCACACCAGTGGTTAACTATGTGCCTACCGGCCCTTCTGAGGATGAGCGTAACCAGGCATCACGCCGTGAGCGACTACTCTACGCATGGTGGGATGCTAACGACTTTGACCTGAAGCTAGAAGAGGCTACCCTGCTCAAGGCTCTCTATGGCAACACCGCTGCCAAGGTCTTCTGGGATCCAGTCAAGAAGATGCCACGCATCCAGATTGTTGATACCCCAGAGAACCTTTACCTTGGCTACGGCAGCTCAGACTACACTCGAGTAGACTGGGCCCTGTACAGCTACGGCTTGTCTCCACAGGCTGTGCTTGAGGAGTTCGGCGTTGACGTGATCCCGGTACGAGAGGGCAACCAGTGGTTCCCATATACCTCGTCCAGCACGCATGATGACCCAATCGCCAGCATCTACCTGAACAGCTACCACCGAGATCCTATCCGCTACCAGACAGCCTATGACCAGATGAAGATCGAAGTCATGGACTACTGGTACAAGCACCCAACCCAGCCCGGCAAGCCACCGCTCGTGTGCAACGCTATCATCGTCGGCAACACCGTCGTGAAGCGCACCGAGCACCCTGAGCTTGAAGGCATTATCCCTTACATCATGCTCCGGAACAGCATGATCCCAGGCAGCCCTTACGGCAAGCCTGAGCTGTACGACATCGAGCAACTCCTCCGGGAGAAGGACGAGAAGATCACGGCGCAAGCCCAGATGATCCACTCCGTCGTTGGCGGTCAGATGTGGCAGCTCGTTGGCGCTGAGGCTCCCGATGAGGTCCCGGCCAACGCCATCCCGAAGCCAAACCAGGTCGCTACCCCTGGGGCCGGGAACCGCATTGAATCCATCAACCCATTCATTCCTCAGTTCCAAGTAGAGGATTACAACAAGCG